ATGGCCCTAGTTCGAAAGATTCTATTTCACTTGAATTTCAATGCGAGGCAAATTCTGAGAAGCGAACCCCCAGATCCACTGCGTTCCAGTAACCGCACCAATTGACAGGGCAAAAACCACAATGAGTTCTGCAACTGTCAGATTGCGCCTTACGTAGACAACCTTGGGTTGTTCAAAGGGGGAAACTACCGGTCCCTTGACTGGTTCCGAAATTTGATACACCTTCTTCTCTTGTGGTTGCTGTTGTTGTGCCATGTATTGAGCTACGGCAAGCTCTCTGGCTTGTCGCTTCATCTGCTCCAGGACTTCAGGCGTAATTTGTCCGGGAAGCGGTTGATTTATTTGAGGAGGGATACTGGAAGGAATTTGGTCTTCCATAAAGCATGCAAAAGATTTACAAAAAGACTAGCATCTAAATAGATTGATTGTTGCAATGAATTACGGATTGCGAAAAGGACTAGAGGACATTGCTTTTGAACTGAAAGGAATCAGAAATGTTCTTGCAACCATGTGGCATTCTCGTTACAACGACGGCGAGACCGACATGATCAATCCAGAGGTTTACGCTGATGAGTACATCTCAACAGAAGAATGCGCTAAACGCCTGGGGGTATCCGATCAGACGATCAGAAATTGGATTCTCTCAGGTAAGAAAAGGCCGGAAAGCGGTTGGATCTACGGAATTCATTACATTAATATCAGTCCCGTCGGCGGAAACAAACAGATTATTCGTATCCCGTGGAACCATTTGATCCAGAGTTTTACCAGAGATACCAAGCCAAGCTACAGGAGTTTTGTCGAAAGAAATGTGGTTAAATACTCGTCAGAAATGAGGGACTCAAAGGACTCTTACATTCCAAACCCATCCGTTCCGAAGACTCCTGATTTTGATGACCCGGAGATTACCGAGGAGTTGCGATGACTCATCGATTTGACGGCTGGTCCATAAGCGATGTAACATTAGAGAATTTTCCAGAAATTCTCCCCAAGTCACTTTGCCTTCAAATTGAAATTTTCTTACCTCCATCAGGATCTTTCGATACCCCAACCCTGCGTCGATACTTGGAAAACTTAAAAAATTATGAAGAAGAGGATCCGACTTTTGCAATGACATTGGCGAATAGATTACGTGTTGCGTTCCAAGATATGGAGCCAGATACGATCTGTGGTAAATTCCCCAATGCCGATCTGCCTTTGAAACGTAGACTCCGTTGCGTTGCTGAGTATTTAATCAGGGCCGGAGAATTTGATAAATTGCGCGATGAGAATGGTAAGCTCATTAAGAAAAGAGGAGTTCTCGGCAAACTTGTCGTTATCTACCAACCGTTAGTTAAGATGCGTGAAACTCTAGTTCGTCAGGGATTGGTGAAAAAATGAGCCGTCGTGAAAAATTAATTGCTTCTGTCATTGGCCCTGAGCTTGACCAAGAGAAAGCCAAGATGCTTGACACAACTCTCAAGTTGATTCTTGGGGACATGGGCCAAATGTTTTCTAAATTCTGGGAAGCAGAAGGTCCGGGCGTCATGTGCTTTCAGCCTGAGCAAGTTGAAAAATCAATGTTTTATCTGACATTGAAAGAGCTTCACGCTGCACAAGAAGAGTGCGAACGAGAAGACAATGGTGATCTTGCTGAAACTTTTAGGCGTGTTCTGCAGGCTGCACAAAAGATTGACCCGCAAGAAAGCGCTGGCTACCTTTTAAACGATAAGGCGGGCATTCGTTTTGTCGCTATTGATTACAATAAAGTTTCTGAAGACTGATGCCTGCTTTTGTTGGCAACAAAAAAGTTGAAGACTACGAGTGGATCAGTAATAAGAACATGATCGACTCCGCTCATCTTGTTATGGGCGGCATTGATCTTGATCCGGCAAGCTCTGATAAAGCTAATGAATTTGTCAATGCCAAAAAATATTACACACCTGTCGATGACGGTTTGAATGAGATGGAATGGTTTGGAAACGTTTATGTATTTCCGCCACGCCATTCATACTTCTGGCACCATGGTTCCCAGCGTTGGAAGATGACCAGGGGATTGTCTCCTACTTTGACTTCTAGCTATGCACTCTGGTGGAAGACATTAAAAAGAAAGTGGGTCAGTCGAGAAATTGAGCAAGGTATTTACTTTGCCAATGCACCTGACATGTTTATGTACTGCCAGGATATTTTTGATCATCCTGTGTGCGTATTTAGAACAAGGCCAATACTTCAACAGCACTTTTTCAATGATGGAACCATGAAGAGTCGTAACACTTGTGTTTCATTTGCCGTGTTTCTGCAACCGAGTAAAAATGTAGCCGACGCCACGCAACATTTTGTTGACGTTTATGGCGAAATGGGTCGCATTATTGTCTGAAGTAGCTAGGATCTAAAAGCTTTAGTTGAGTTTATGAGCATTCTGTCGGACCGCGAAATCAAAGAACTTTCGATTGAAAAGGGCATGATCCAGCCGTTCCAGGATCGTCTCATTAACGAAAGCAATGGACGTAAGTTGTTGAGCTATGGCCTTAGCTCTTACGGCTATGATATTCGTCTGTCTCCTCAACAATGCTTAATCTTTGGGCGCACACAGTCTGGTGATTGTGATCCTAAAGATTTTGATCAAGGTATTCTGCGTCCTGCAGAATTGTTGGAAGATGAGAAGGGACAGTATTTCCTCTTGCCTCCCTTCGGTTACTGCCTTGGTGTTGCAGAAGAGTATTTAAATCTTCCCAAGGATGTTACTGTTGTTGCCGTTGGTAAAAGTACATATGCCCGATCGGGAATTTTGGTGAACATTACACCAGCCGAAGCATGTTGGTCGGGACACCTAACGCTTGAGATTAGTAATTGCACTGGTCTCTTCAATCGTATCTACGCAAATGAAGGGATTTGCCAGTTGCTCTTCTTCCGTGGCAAGGAATGCGAAGTGGATTACCACATGCGCAAGGGCAAGTACCAAAGTCAACCAAAGGAAGTGGTCTTCAGTCAGGTTTAATTAGAAACCTCTAAAGGTACCAGAGAACGGTTGGGGCTTACGTGCGTAACCAACGCCTCCTGTAGGCCCCATCTCGTCACCTTGACTAGGTAGTACCACACCATTCAAGTTGGCCTCGTTCCGGGGCGTACGGCCCCTGATCTGTGGCTCATCAATAGAAGCCCTTTGCTTGTACGCACCAGCGGTCTTGGCTGCTGCCATGTATCTATTTACACGTTCTTGTTGTCCTGCATTACGGACATCAACTTTATCCGCAATCTCTCGTTCTGTTTCATCCAGGCGTCTGACGTCTGTGTCATATGCCTGCCCTGGATTCAGATCTGAGGTCTCAGCACCGGACGTACCAGAGAGCTGCCGAGGGTCGTAAGTGGGGTCGAAAAATCTTGCCATGATATTATTTTAGATGAAGGAATTCTGGTTAAAAAATAATGATGCATGCAGCGATGACACCTGATGCATTCTTAAATCAATTTGTTATCAACGATGAAGTAATCAATCGTTGTATTAGTGAGTCTGATTTTGATCAGCCTTTGGACAACGAAAAGCACGACGTTCCTCTCCAGGACATGTACAATAGAGGTTTAGTGTTGACGCAACAAGGGCGTGAACGCACTAACCTGCAACTTGAAGGAGGAGAACGATGCGGAATGACGGGTTATATTCCGAGTGCGGAACAGGGACTGCAGATGGGAGCGTCACCCAAACCCAAGGCGTTAGTGCTGGCCCTGGGGGAACCGAACGAGGAGGAGAAAGAAATGTCGATGAAGCGCCGTGGTTTAATCCGGTAGATGAGTGCAAGGACGGCTTCTGTCCGATGCCAGCACCAAAGCTGGTTGTTACCAAACCAGCGGTCGACATGGTGAACCATCCACCCCACTATGTCAACGATAGAAAGACAATTGAAACAATCGATAAGATTGAGGATGCAGTTCAGTTTGCACCTGATGCAGTTCTTGGTGGCCTCCAGTGGCAAGTGATTAAATACATTGACAGGATGTGGGATAAAGAAGATCCCAAAAAAGATGCGAAAAAAGCAATGTGGTATTTAAATCGCCTTATTCAAAAGTTAGAAGACTGAAAACTCGCGGTCGTCATCGTCGTCATCTTCTTCTTCATCCCCCTGGCACATCATTGCCAACTCAACTAACTCAAGCTGGGTGGGATGATCAAATTCAATTTCAATATTTTCGTCCGCAAGCAGGTCTTTGATTGCTGCCCACTCAATTAAGCGGCGCTGGTACAGATTGAGCAGAGCTGTATATAAGCCGTCCCAAGTCATTTCTTGGGCCTCCAGCTCTGCTTTACGCATTGCGAATTGCAGTTGAAGCGGGAGTTCTAATTCGCGGGGACGAACTGCGTCTTCCATTTCTGTATGTCAATCTGAAAATATTCTAATCCCAAGAGATGGAGATTGAATCGTTTTCTTCATAGTCTGAGTCCAGCTCGAAACAAGATTCCTGTTCAAAGCTGTTGACAAAGTCAGCCAACACATAAGGGTTTGTACTGGCCTCCAGAAATTGGATTGCTTGTATTTGATTCGGCTTTGCGGAATAGTTCCTAAATGCGTCAAGAAGAATTTCTCCCCTTTTATCAATTGGTGTCTTCACTTCAGACAAGAAAAGGTTGGATTCTTCCCTGCGGCGATCAACCAAGCCACCGATGACCTTGTAGTAAGAGTCAAAGATCCAATGTGTAATTTCTTCTGCAGCACCACCCCAGTATTCATTCTCAACAGCATCAATAATTTCGCTGTACAAAAAAGGTTCCCAACCAATTGAGTGGATAAACGAAAGCAGAGCTTCTCGCATGGAGCCATCCAAGCCAAGGTTAAGCCGCGTTAACTCATCGTCAATAAGTTCAATTTCGTGGAACAAATACTCCAGGGCTTTGTGTTGTGTGCATCGATGCCCTTGTTTTACAGGGGAACCGTCTGGGTAGTATTGAGTTCCATAACCAATCGTATAGGGAGCACCACCAGTACTGGGATCCGGGTAAGCCTTTTCGCTGTACCCTTCATACTTTTTGATTATGTTAATCGCACGCCGAAAGTCGGCCATGGAAAGTACAGCAATTACTTTCCATAATAGTGTTAATTAAATTAAAGTGTTAACCTTTGCCCTGACCCCTAGACTTTTTACGTCCATGAGAAGGCTTGGAATTCTGCCCTTGACCTTGTCTTGTTAGCTTGGGTTGTGATTCTTTTTTTTGAATCGTGTTGCCTTTTACTTTACCCATTTAGGTCACCATTTGGTTTTATGACTCCAATATCGAGCTGACATAATATCAGGTTTTGCATCTTGAGCATTATGCCTTGCGTAATATGATTTACGTCTGGCTTTGTCTTTTTCTGTTGTAGGATTTTTACCTGCGCCTTCTACGCCTTGCTGGCCAAAACGAATAATCTTTTCTTCTCCGTCCTTGCAAGCTTTAACCACATGAGATTTTGTGGGGTGCCCAGGAGTTTTCTTTGGTTTGTTGCAAGACATTGAGTCCTTGTGAAGCTTGGCTGCCGTAGCTGCCTTCTTATGTTTATCTGACATCAACTCAAGCCTTTAAATAAAGATGTAAACTCATCTAAGAAACCTTGACCAGATTTTGATTTGGTAGTCAAATCTTCATCTTCATCAATTGTAAAATAACTTGATTTTGTAGGTGTTTCTTTTTTTTGATCATCTTCGCCAAAGAAACTTTCAACTGTCCCAAAAGACGCAAACGGATCAGAAAAGTCAAGTTTGTCAACTGCAAATGATTTACCTGCGCCTGCCTTAGTAAGTGCAACTTGTTCTGATCTGTTGAGATCGGGGAAAAAGCTTTCATAAAATTCATCTTCTGTTCCTTTAAATCCTGCCGATTGAAATGTTTTATAAAGCGCAGTTTCTTCTCCTGTATTACTAGTTTTGTAATCTTCTTCTCTCTGAATATAAGTAATACCAAGCTTTTGTTGTGTAGGTTTTTCTTTTTTTTCGTTTAAATATTTAATTTGTTCTCTGATGTCCTGTGCTGAACCGGTTCTTACAGTTTCTGAGATTTGATTTTTTAATTCAGTTATATCTCCAGAAAAATCTTTTAATTTTAATTTTTCCAGTAGTTTTTCCCAGGTGGTTTTATCATTTGGATTTAAACTTTTTAGCATTTCGTCGGCGAATTCTTCTGGTTTAATAAACTGACCAAAAATAGTTCCTTGCTCTAAGGCTTCTTGTTTAAGAGCTGGAAGAATTTTATTGTAAATTTCATCGCTAACTTTTGATGCATTAAGAATATCATTGGCGGGATCATATTCTTTGTACTGTCCTTTTATTTGAAAATGCATACGAGCAAATGCATCTTTATCATTTACATTTACGCCAAATCTATAGGCTTGTTCCGCCCAGTACTGATCACCTTTTTTAGCTGCTTCCCAGTCTGCAGCTACTGTTGACGCTTGTTCTGAATATTGTTGTTCGCGTGCTTTGTCTCCAGTTGGGCTGAAATAAAACGTGGAATCAAAAGACTGTTTTGGCGTTAGTTTAAGTTGATCAATGTATTGTTCTGCGCGAAGATCGGCAAGACGTTTTACAGCAGTGACCATATCTTGTGTTTGAAATGGGTTTTGCTCTGATTGTGTAACATCAATATAATCAACAAATTCATTCATGGATCTTGATTCATTAAATCTCGGAATCAAATATTGATCAATAAAATTCCTTGCAAACTCACCTTCAATTTTTATTTTTTCTTCTGCTTCTTCTTTTGTTAGTCCAATTTCTAGGTCGTTTTGATATCTTGTTTTTAACGTGTCATCAAACCATTGTTGCCAATTATATGTTACCTCATTATTAATTCCTGTAATACCACGCAGAGCTTTCTGGAGTGATTCTTCTGTTTTTTTGCCATTAGTAAAAGAAAGCATTCCTCCAATACCTGAATCTCCTAAAATTGAGTTACTTAAGTCTTGATTTATGTTAATAATTTCTTTTAATGAATCAAAGTTAGAAAACATTGCTAAATTTTGTTCTTTTATTTTGGCTTTTTTCATTTCATCAATTGTCTGTTTAAGAACATCTTGAGCAAGTGCGCCCAATTTTTTAACATCAACAACTGCTTTTTCGCCAACTGCTTGATTTAAAGCGTCTTCTAGTTCTGTGATACCGTAATTAGCATTAATGTTATATTGAAAAGATATGTTTTTGTCTTCAGGACGGTCAGACATCCTGAATAAAGCAATAAATTCTTCTGGTTTACTTATGTCAAGGAGGTATTTCTTGCTTAAACCTTGCCAATACACATCATTTGCTTTTGCTTTTTCCCATTCATCAGCAATTTCTGGAACCGACAAAAGACGTTTAGCTTGTGTATCTGTATTTATATTTAACTGAAGGCTTCTTGCATCTTGAAAATCTTTATCTGTTGGTTTTTCTTCATACTGTTTAGAAGCTGAAAGTTCTTCTGCTTTATTTCCACGGAGACCCGCTGCTTTGCCGACGTTTGTATAGTGTTGTAAATAAAAAGAATTCTCAGTTCCATATCTTTGAGTTATATCTATATCGTCATTTGCAACAGCGGCTTCCCATTGTTGAGCTGCAGAAGGGTTTTGTGATTTGTAATAAGAACCATCGAAGTCGCCATATTGAGGTTTGGCGCCTAATTCTGAATCCCATGGTTGTATTTTTTCCGTTGAATAATATGTTTTGTAATAATTTTCTAAAGTACTTTTTAAATTATCGTTAATTCCTTCAATATTTCGAATTAAGTCTCTTTGCTGCGTATAGTCTCCGCCACGAGTATTTCT